CACTCTCGGCAGGACTCGAACCCGCAACCTACAGATTAGAAGTCTGTTGCTCTATCCAGTTGAGCTACGAGAGTATTTGTTTATCATAGATATTTTTATAGTTTTGAGCAAGCATAAGAAGTTCATCTGGAGTTGCGTCCTTTTTAAGTGAGTTCGCCCTCCAACTTATCCACTGCACATTTCCTTTTATATATCCTTTTCTACTATCAATTCTGTCTAGCGATGGAGTGCTAGAATGGTTGGGATCACTATCCCAATCTAATGATATATTTAGTAAAGGACATATATTATTTTTTGGATATATACTTTCTAAATATTCTTTTGTTAAATTAAATTTAAGGTTATTCTTTTTACTTCTTTTCTTTGCAGCACTTAGTCTTCCAGGGATTGACCATTCATATTTTTTCTTCATCTCTTTAACTTCAGGTCTAGAATTATATTCTTTCCTGTATTCTTTTGTATTAGACACCGCACACTCCTCCTGCTCCAGAAATCTCACAGATATCATGCGTTTGAATATTCTCTTCAAACTCTTCACCTAATTTATCGACAGCCTCTTTGTAAGGAACACATGTTAATGGTTGTCCTCCTCTACTACCATCAGGGTAACAGGTAAATCCCCTGAGACGGTGTGCATATTTTGCAAGAGTATTAGCAAAGGGAACTACAAGGTCTTCATTATTATCTTTTGATCCCCAGGCTGGTAGATTAATTGTACTGGAGATCGACATGTCTACATACTCTTGAATGTTAGCTTGAAAAGAAAGTCTACGTTCATAATCTGTAGCCAAATCTATAGCTGACTCAATATCATCTGGGTTAGCTCCATACAATTCAATCATCTCTTGTGCCGCACTATCTACAACATATTGATAATGCCATCTACGATTCTTTAGATACCGTCTCTTATATGCTACAGCAAAAATAGGCTCTACTCCTGTAGATGTTCCAGCAATAATTCCTATAGTACCTGTTGGAGCTACTGCTCGTTTAGCTACGGGACGAGATACTCCTATCTCATCAGCAAAAGAATCCGAAACTCTATCAGACTCTGACTTATAAATCTTGAGCCAACGATGCATCTCTTCTGTTGTCTCGTATCGACTACCTCTCTGAATCAACCACTCATGTAGACCCATCAAGCCTAGTCCAAGCCTACGATTTTTCTCTCTTGTCTTATGAACTTTATCATAAGGAAGCTGCGCTCTTAAAGTTCCACAGATAAGAAACTTAGTGGCTAGTTCTACTACATTCCGTAGCTGAGAAACATCAGCAATCCTAGCAAAGTTAAGGCTTCCCAGATTACAAACATCTGAGTCATCCCCGCCATCCGCAGCATTACGATTGTTGGCAGTAACTTCTGTACAAGCATTTCGTAAAGTTTCATTCTCTTTCTCAAAAAAGTTAAAGCTAAATCCAGGTTCAGCAGTGGAGAGTGCTTGTCGTACATTACTTAAAAAGACATCTCCCACATCTCCTGTGTTCCAATAATTTAAAAGCCATTCGGTATCATAGTTGACACTTATATTTGTCATGTCTAAAGGTGCAGGGAAATTAAAGTCATCTTGTTTTACATCAAACAAAGACTGTCCCGTAGTTCCGATAGGCATATCTTTCCAGTTCTTAGACAAAAGAAACTTGTCTATATCTTCATGCTTCCAATTCAAACTGGCATAAATAGCAGAGCGACGACTACCACCCTGCATAACCCTTCGACCAATCTCATTGATCATCTGCATCTTAGGTAGAGGACCACTAGCAATACCTCCAGTACCACCTAACTCTTTACCTTCTGCCCTATACACAGAATAGTCAGCACCAATACCACCGCCTGTCATTAGACAAGACTCTGCCTTCCAAGATAGGTTAGCCCAATCCTCTCTTGTATCTTCTTCGCAATCTAAAAGATAACAGTTATTAAAAAACTTAGACGGGCGACCTGCATAATATAAGTATCTACCGCCAGGAATAAAACGAAGCTCTGAGATGTGACTGATCAACTCATCTTTCTCTGACTTACGCAAATGATCTTGGCACACATCCTCAACCAGAGTGGCTGCTAACTCATGCATAGTCTCTGCATCTTTATGTGAGTACTTTGTGTAAAATATATCTTCAGAAAATTTTGATCTAAACTGTGGATTTTTATTAGATTTAAACATGTTAGTCGCACCCTTCTCTTTTTTCTATGGTATATTCAAACTCTAAAATCATTTCAGCATACTGAATAATCTTTTTAATATCTTCTGCTTTGCCTTTGGTTCTGTGCCTTGTTATATACTTAATAATATTGCCTTCAAAAAAATTAAGGCTATTAGCAGAGATATATTCTGCTGGTTGTATCATACAGTATTTATAGTGATCTCCTCCTATCTGCGTTTGAAGACTTGTATCCATCGTATCTGAAACCTTATCCATTTCGGACCTCCTAATCATCATGTAAAAGAAAACTCATATGCTTTCTAAGTTTACTTTTGTTTTCACTTTCTAAAATTCTAATTGCAAAGCTTCGTACTCTTACAGGATTTACACTTGCAAGGTCACATACTGTTTCAAAATTATCAATAACTGAAACAACAGAAGAGAAGAACCAAACAGTGGCCTCCTCTTTTTCTTTAGAAGATTTATCATTACAAACATCTATCAATGCTTGAACGATCACACCATTAAACAATGCGGTGTGTGGGTCTTTAGATTTATCTACTAACTGATCATCTAAAATATCCTCGAACTCTTCATCCGTGTAATTTAAAAAAATATTCTGCATCGACTATAGCCAAGGGATTTTTATTGTTCTTCTTTATAATTAATAGGGGTTCGTTCTTACCAGAGTTATCTTCTGACTGTTCATATGATTTCCATATGTTTAATTTTTCTTGATTCTTACATTCAATAGAGTAAGGAAACTTCTGTCGAGCAGCTTTCGCCATGATCAAATCTTCTCCTCCAGCCCCCATACTCCTGCTCTCTATATCTTCATCCGATATATCTAAAACTTTTATTAACTTATCTCTAACCCATTGTTGTAAACGTCTTCCTTTAGCTTTAGCGCTTTGGGTTTTCATTTCAACTCCTCGACTTTCGGTTCGAGTTGAACTTCTGTAAGATATGAGATACCGTTATTATAATTAAACTTACGAATCCCAACACCGGCATTACAATCATCCCAACAAGAATACTTAAAAGCGCAAAAGCGGCAAGCGGTACAAAGCTGACGATTGCCAGACTTGCCATGAGGAACATCACTATAGCATCTAGGAGGCTTTTTATTTTCTTTAATATAACTTTTGATAGTTTCGATTTTTGTTTTAACATCATGTAACTCCATTGGATGTACTTCAAGCAATGCTAACTCTCCTGACGATTTGTCTATCGCAAGAAAGCCTCCTTTCGTATCACCCTCTCCTTTAAGATAACCAGATAGCTGGCTTATATATCCAAAAGGATCGTCTTCACATAGAGTTTTATCTTTAAACTTTTTAAACCCATACGGTGATGCACTCTTTACATCAATCGTAACACCATCAATACGACAATCCTTATGGCCTACAACACCCTCAACAATAACTTCTTTTTGTTGTTCGGTTACTTCATGGCCGGAAGCATAACATAAAAATAAAACTATGTCCTCTAGAATATGTCCGTATAAAAATCTAATTTGATCGTGAGGTTTCATCTCATCAACTCTCGGTGTTTCTTTTAAATCATACCAGAGTTGTCGTAAAGGTTTACCTATATTAGAAATTCGTAGATATGGTTTTCGATTAGATCGATCTTCTTTAATTGCATTAACAAGATGACCCGCAATATTCTTACCTGCTTCCTCCGCAAATTCTTGAAGCTCTTGATCGGATCGAGGCGAACCTTCTCCATCTTGTAAAACAGTATAGATATCTTCAATAAGTGAGGATAATTTTTTCATAATAAAAGTAGGGAGAAGGAGATTTTACTCTCCCTCTCCCACTCCTTTTGGTTACGCAGGGAACGGTATATCATCGGAGGCAGGTGCAACATAACCTCCTTTAATAGTATCAAAAGAATCAATCTGTGGCTTGTACTCAACCAAGTCAACTACTTGGATAGCACAGAGATCACCACCTCGACCCTTCCGATTACCCCACGCCCAATCATAAGGCCGGAACTTAACTGTAACCAATGATCCATTCCCTATGTAGGTGTCATCCATAGGCGAATTTTGAGAATCGACCACCGAAGGTCTTTGATTAAGAACCCCATCCTTACGTTTTACTTTTCTTTTTAACTTAACAAAGTCTCCTTTTTCATCTCCGACATTTTTAATTTCAAGACCGGACTCTTCAAAGATAGCTTTAGCTTCTCCCTCTAGTTGTGCAAGAGTACATTCCCACACACCATCTTCTTCGAACTTAGTATTAGGTGCGACAATAGAAGTCCAATACGCAACACCAGTTGCATACATATAATTGTCAGCACTTTGTGCTTCTGTTTTTTGAGTAGCCATAATTTAATTTCTCCTTAATATACGTTAATATAATTCTAATTTAAGCTTCCGCCTGAAGGAGGCGATAGCGGGTATATTGAGAGCCTTCATTAGTTTTTGCTGTAATAGTCTCAATATTATGACCTTGATTTCGTAGGTCAGAGATAGTCGCAGTCAGGTTCTCACACCAGCCATGTTGAATAGCCGTCTTACGAGTTACTCGCATACGTTTTTTCAAAGCGGATAGGGTTTTTTTCTGACAGTCCTTCATAGAATTTTCTCCTTTAAGTTAAAAAGATTACGCACTTTACTACACATAAAAATATGTGTCAACAATTTAATGTGTATCAGCCCAGTTTTTCCCAACTTTATATTCGGAATCTAATGGACATCTAAATGAATATATTTCTTCTACCTCCTTCATTGCAGTTTTAGTTATCTTACCGAACTCTTCACAGTCTTTATTGTGTACTTCGAATTGGTACTCATCATGAATACTAGCTACAAGTTTTACATCTAGTCCTTTTCTTTTGTATGCCTCATTAATCTGAACAAGCCACTGCTTACATATAACAGCACCGGCTCCCTGTATTAAAGTATTTAAAGCAGCATGAGGAGATCGAACTTGTAGAGTTCTACCATCTAGTCCAGGTATGACTCCATTCTTTTCTACAGTTTGATTTAAATTATTTTTAAGAGAGGAAAACTTAGGCATGTTTTTCATAAACTTAGATATTAATTCCTCTCCCTCTTTTGCGGTGCCACCTACAATTTTACCAATCTTTGCAGCACCTGCGCCATACATTAATGCATAGATAAATGTTTTTGCCTGATCTCTATTATCAAGGCCAGCCATCTTCTGATTAGCTGTATGTACATCACCCTCTAATATTTCTTTAACAAAGATAGGATCGTCCATCATGTGTGCCAGACCTCTAAGCTCTAGACCTGATGCGTCTGTACCTATTAGAGAGTAATTATCAGGATCAGATACGCTCCACATTCCTCGACACTCTTTCCCCATAGGAGAATAAACAGCGGGGACTTGAGCCATGTTTGGAGAGTTGTGTGCCATTCTTCCACTAATTGCTTTTAGT